CAGTATCTAAGTAATAACCGCACACGCCAGCAAGCAGAGGCAGTAGTCAGAACATTAACTAATCATATCGCAACTACTGCAAGAAGTGAAACTTTTAGAGAGTACGAAGAGTTGTTTATCGGGGAGAAATTCTTAAGCGTACTTGATTCACGCACTACCCTGCAATGTGGAGTTCGTGATGGTGGTATATGGACTTTTGACGGAAAGCCAGTTAATGCTATTGCAAAAGCTAATTTGTACCGCCGTCCAGCACTTCATTATAATTGTAGAAGTGTATTAGTGCCACAGCTAAAGCCGCAGTATGACCTGAACATAGACAGCACACGTTCAAGTCAATTCGGACAGGTTTCTCAAGATTTAACATATAACGAATGGCTCAAAAAACAATCAAATAGCTTTATTTATGATGTACTTGGTAAAAAAAGAGGTGATATGTTTATAAAAGGCGATATTACATTAGATAAATTTACCGACAGAGTAGGGAATACTTTAACGCTAGAAGAGTTGAGAAAAAAAGAACTTTAAGCTAATTTTATGATATTGTCATATATAATATGATATTAACATAAAAGGATGAAAGAAGATGAGTGAAGATGACATAGAAGCTTTATCAACAAAAGAAGAAATAATAGACTATATGATTATGATAATAGACAATGCAGAAAGTGACATAATACATGAGCGTTCAACTAATTTTAAAAATGATTTTGATGTTTTAAAAAAGCAATTAAAATCATTAAGAGAAAAGTTAGAAACGATATTATGATATTAACATAAAAGGATAAAAAAGATGACATACAAAGAAACACTACTCGATGAGTTAAACAACAAGCTTAATTTA